ATGTATATTGGATCGCATTCCGACTGCGCTATCGCGTATGAGCCGAACAGTTTTGTTGAAGTAAACACATTTCCGATACATAATACGCTTACTTCTAGCCTCGTATTAAATGATGATTACGAGGGGGGCGAAATAGGTTTCGCGCCTTGGGGAATAAATGTAAAACCCCCAAAGGGGAGTGTTTTGATATATCCATCTTCGTTTATAGGTTGCCATTCCGTTGCCCCTTTAGACAGCGGTGTGAGATTTGCTTATCTATCGTGGTTCGCTCATGGGTTGACTTCCCATCTTGATGTCAATTCGCAATCAAGTTCAATGGATTCACAATATTCTTGGATGAGGAAACTGCGTGAAGATGTTGGATATTCGTATCAGAAACAAGTTTTTGTTGGTGAAATTACGGATTAATAGCAGTACATATTTGGTGTTTGCCAACATAGTCGCCGTGTTTCATCGTTCTTTTTGCTTTTGTCGCTCTCATCATACAACTGTCGTCAATAATAAGTAAATCTTTTTCTTTCCATGTCCATTCTTCAAGAACATGAAGATTACATACAAACAAAATTTCATTTATTTCTTTAAAAATTTCCGACAGAAACAATCTTTGTTCTTGGTTTATTTCTTGTCCATCAATAAAGAATCTGTATTTTTCGGTTTCTGATCCTTTTTCAAAAGTGGAATGGTAAAGCAATATTTTTTGATTTGTGTTCCGATGGTGTTCAACCATGCGCCTAACCACATTAGTGTTCACTTCTAACCAAACGATTTTGCTTATAAACTCTTTGCGTTCTGTTGTGCTTATTAAATTAAAAACTTTTCTCATATCAATCAAAAGAACTGATCCCGCTCGTTGATTGCCTCTGAGGTTATTTAATACAGAACCTATAGACGGAGGTTGGTCAAGAACGTTCATAGAGAATTCGGTTAGTAATGGTTTTTTAACTTTTCTTTTTTTCAGTTGTAATTCAAAACTTTCAGAGAAAGACTCTCTCAATGGAGTCGGTTCATGAGAGTTGGGAACCCAATTAACTAAATCACCAAGACGCCTACATAGTTCATTTTGTTGTGCTTCAGAAATACCGATTTCTTTAAACGCTAAAACCCCATGTACGTTAAGAAGATGTCCGTAGTAAGGTGCGTTGACTAAAAGGTCAATGAACTCAATTTTCTTGAATGTTGGGCATGAGAACATCTGGATCTATTTTCCCTCTATCTTTATTATCTTCAAACACTCTATGGTGGGAATAGGGTTGTGATTGCCCTTCCTTGCCTTCAAGCGTTCGGTTCTGATAAACAGGGTTGGCGCGATCAACTTTATCGGGGTTCAAGTATTCTGAATGTAAACAATACTTGTGGTAGTCGTCGTAAAGATTGTCTATCCAATGCGGTCTACACCAACCATCTGCTTCAGAGGCTTCGGCAACGCTGATTAGAACACTTTCATCAGAGTTTCCTTGTGACCAAAACTCAAGATACCCGTATCTGTGTCCCTTGGTAACTGTTTTGACACCGTGGGTTGCCATGTAGTTGGTTGGGAAAATGAAGATGTCTCCTTGTTTCGGGGTTATTTCTACATCCAAATATGGGAAAAACAAGTTGCCTCCGACATAGTTGGTTCCGTCGTACTCTTCTTCGGAGTTCACACAGTCATTTGGGTACAACATGATGGCAACAACTTGACGCATCTGCATTTGTCCTTTGGGGACATATCGCTTACCTTGTGTTGAGCGAAAATTTGAGTCGTTGTCGTTATGGATTCCTAGGTAGTCACCTTCGTCGTAGCGCATGAGGTGACCTCGGCTTCTCCACCACAAAGTGCCCAAGACCATCGGGTATTCGTCAATGTATTTTATGAGGCATTTATAGATTTGATCTTCCCAATACCTGAAAGTTTCTATCATTTCAGGGTCTGTATCTTTTTCTACTGGATTTAGAAGGCGTACAGGTACTTCTTCTATCTGTTCAAGCGAAAATTTATTACCGTCTTCGTTCGTAGCGTAAGTGACACCATCTCGGTCTTTATGGTATGTCCATCTTTGTTCGTGGGCTTTTTGTGCGTTTGCATCACACCATACGCTAATTTTTTCTCTGTTAATGTTTACAACGCCGGGGAATCTAACAACACCACCGCCCAAAACTTCCATGGGCATATCCATGACTTCCTTGATTGTTGGTTTGTCAAACTCGGGCGTTGTTCCTTTGAACAGATTATCTTCGCTCATTTAAAACTTCCTGTAGTTGATGGTGGGTGTTGTAGGCGTGCATATGAAGTAAAAGTCTTTGAGGGCTTGTCAAGGGACTAAATAGCACGCATCTGTCTCCGCTTGTTATTTGTTTTACGCCATGGATATACTCGTGTCCGCCGGGGAAAAGAATAAGTTGCCTTGCTTTTGGTTTTATTGAGAGTTCTCGCATCGGGAAAAAGAGTTCCCCGCCTTCAAAGTCGTCATTAAGATAAAGGTTCGCCGCAACTTCTATCAAAACAGGGGTGTTGAATTCGCTCGGAGAGTATCTCGTCATAAAATCCACAACGTTTTTATCAAGTGCTTCGTTGTCCGCGTGGGGGCTGTGATCGGAACCAACCAAAAACTTTTTGTAGTAAGGGGTAAGACGATGAACCAAAGTTCTGCCGTAAGTTTCGGATGCGATTTTCATAATTTTTTCACCGTAAACCGCGCTCAACGGATGAGTTGATGTTGGTGACCATTGGCTTTGGCGTCTTTTGACTTCTTCAGCGTAAGCGCCCGTCAGGACGACGGGTCCGTGATTGTATTGCTCCAATGGGGCAACCCACGACATGCTTCCGTCCCATTCAAATTCTTCATCGTGAAAACGGATTAATTCTGAGGCGTCGTCTTCTGTTATGAAATCATCAAAAGCGTATATATGTTCATGCCCTAGGTAAGCCATAGGGGAATATTATCTCACTTACCACTTGCCTAAAGGACACACCGCTTCTCTGAGTTTTGTCTTGATAGCCATAAAACAGCCACATTCCTTGCACTGTTTGGTTATTTTAAAAAACCTAGGACATACTTCACATATTTCATATCGTTTTTCGGATAAAACTTCGTCGTCCAAGTACGCCTGTCTGTTCAAAACAGTTAGAGGGGTAACTTTTTTTGTCCTTTCCTCAAGGCTCTTTTTCTTAAATTCTTCCCATGGGGTCATTGTTCTTCAAACACCCAATTTTTGTCTTCTAATTTAAATTTTCCGTAAGGAGCAACACCAGAATTCAGGAAATGCTCAAATTGTTCAGGGGTGATCTCAACTATTGTGGGTGCGGACTGAAAGACTTTAACCGCCTCATCAAGCACATTGTCTACTGAGTGAAGCCACTGAAGTTTATCGTTCACTAAAAAAGCAAAATGAGTGTGGTTTTCTGGTGCTTGAAAGTTTGATTTTTCTGTTGTGTTTTCATCTGACATAAAAAGTTTCCTCTCGTTTCACAATACTATATCTACTCTGTTGGCGGTACAAATTCCCCATTAACATAAGTCCAGCCAGTGTAGTTGTTTACTTGTGTTTTGATGGCTTCAGGGATTGGTACGACTGTCGGGTCTGATGACCACGCAGCATGTGCGCCTTCCAAGACGGGGACGTCAGGTATGGCAATAGTCCAAACTACTTCTTCGCCAATAGTTAAGGCGTAGTATTTGTGAACTTCTTGTTCTTCATTTGAATCGGACATTGCAAACCTCCATTAAGAGTTTAGTGTATTAGAAACAACCAGGTCCACTGCAATCACCTTGAACTGCACCCGGGCATCCTGTACAGCCATCGGGTGCACAACTGTATGAAGTCACTGGTTTAAAACAGTTGCCGGGTGAGCATTGGACATAGGTGGTGCTGGATCCTGTAACGGAGCAAGCGTGCCCAAAGTGTGGTGGGAAATACGGTGGGAAAAACGGCGGGAAATATGGCGGGAAAAATGGTGGGAAAAACGGTGGAAAGTATGGCGGGAAAAACGGCGGGAAAAACGGCGGGAAATATGGCGGAAAGTACGGGGGGAAAAACGGCGGGAAATATGGGGGGAAGTATGGCGGGGTTACAGAATTAGATGCAGACGATGTCTTCCTAACACCATAGGTGCTGTCTGTAGTGACAGTAAAAGTAAAAGCCGTGTCGGCAGTCAGACCGCCGATCACTATTGGTGAAGAAGTGCCTGATCCTGTAAATCCTGCGGGTGTAGATGTGACCGTGTATGTGGCGATCTCTTTGCCGTCGTAAGTTGCCGCGGTGAACGCCACGGTGACAGTATTCGCCGACACTGATGCCGAAACACTGGTTGGGGCAGTAACAAATTTTCCACCACCAGCAATATTGCCGAATTGATGTATCACGATTCGCTCAAGTCACCTATCAAATACCACTCGTCGGTTCCTCTTTTAATAAGCGCCGCGGTTGCGTAACGATCACGCAAGAAATTGCCGGGCGTAGCACGAACCGATGTGGTACCCGGTGTGCTTGCTACTACTTGCGTTTTTCCTGCACCGTATTGAACAATGTTAATTACGGTACCTATCGGGAACGCTGTAGATGCATTTGTTGGAACATTCACCACATTGGCTCCTGCGAGATTCATTTCAATCAACGAGTTTTTGTCGCCCAACGCTATCACATAAGGAGTTGTTGTTTTTTGAGATATTGTTACGTCTGCGACTTTGGTTAGCGCAATTCCAGCGTTGGTAGCGATGTCGCTATTTGTTATAGAAGTTGCAAGGTTCAGTTTGGAATATGCAATGGCGGCTGACGAGTTAACGTCGGCATTGACAATCACATCAGAAGCAATGGCGGTTACGCCAGTGTCCGAGATTGTTACATCTCCAGTTTCTGCTACAGCGGTTGCGACTCCAGAAGCATTATAAACAATGATGTTTCCAGCAGTACTAGTTGCGAGTTTTGATAACGCGATAGCGGCATTTGTAGCGATGTCGCTATTTTGTATAGAAGTGGCAAGATTGAGTTTAGAGTAGGCAATAGCGGCTGAAGAATTAATGTCAGCGTTAACAATTGAATCAGCAGAAATCGCTGTGACACCTGATGAATTAAAAGTTACATCACCTGTCACGGTTGTCGCAGTTGGAACCCCTGAACCGTTGTGAACAACTACTTGTGCCGATGTCCCTGAAGCAAGTTTTGATAGTGCAATCGCGGCAGTGGTGCTTATATCCGCATTAACTATCGTGGCGTCAGCAATTTTTGCTGAAGTTATTGCGCTGTCAGCAATCTTTGCGGTGGTGACCGCAGAATCATTAATCTTTGCTGTCGTAACATTTGAGTCCAAAATCTTGGCTGTCGTCACAGCATCTGAAGCGATTTTGACTGCGGTGACCGCGCTTGATGCAAGTTTTGATGTAGTGATTTCCCCGTCTTCTACCTGCGCACCAATTTCCGCCCAAGCATTATCGTTCCCATATAGGTACAGTTTGTTGTCGGAAAATAAGTAGCAAACACGACCCGGGCTCAAGGTCGGCTCCCCGGCACCGCCAAAAGCGGCATCACGCGCGGCGCTGTCCGAGAAGTATGCGACAACCTGATCCATCAAATATGTGTTTACCTGAGATGCCAAAAGTTGGCTACCAGCGGTAAACAAGCGGACGCCTGCACCAGCCATTAAAACCTCTTGCTCTTTCTTGAGAGTTAATTAGATTATACATCACGAAAGACAAAAGAAATAAAGGCAGTATTTAAAAACACAGACATAAAATGTTGTAAAATTATCGTCGGGGTTCTTCATTGCTTCAACGGTCATCTTCAATATTTCGGCGCGTGTCAGCGCTCATCGTCCCTCTAGTTCTGCTCGCCCTTTTTGTTCCTGTTGCTTCTGTCCGAGCAGCCACTATCCCTGATACTGGTTTTGAGGATGGAACTTTCACGGGCTGGTCAAAAGGATCTCAAACGGGAACACTGGGTAGCACCATTACTGGCAACGGTAGTGGCGTAACCATATTTACTGGTTCTCGGACTTTCACTCACGGTTCTAGGGGTGCTGTTGGAAGTCCGTCTAGCCCGTATTACGCCTCGGCAGTTGCTTCTGGCAGTTGGACATTCTCCCCTAATAACGGAACAAACGCTGTTCTGCTTCAACCCAAAAGTGAACAAACTTTTGACCAAGCGGCAAGTGCTTTAAGTCTTTCGGCTGGCTCGGTAACAGAAATTAAAAACATGCTTACATCGCAAGCGCAAGCATCTGGCAATGGCGGAGGTACACCGACAGACGCGGCATGGATAACTCGTGAGGTGCAACTGACAGCAGGCACGACATACACAATGGCTTGGAACTACGTCGGAACTGACTATGTTCCTTTTAACGATGGCTCCATAACTTCACTCGTTCCCGTGACTGTTACTGGCACTCCAGTAGTAACGGTAAACAACTATGTCAAGCAATATGCTCTTCTTGGATTTACCAATCCCGGCACTGGCGACTACTCAACGAATTCTTACGGCTCTACGGGTTGGCAAACTTCAACATACGAAGTCTCTATAAGCGGTACATATAAACTTGGTTTTGCCTCGTTCAACTTGGATGACCAAGGTTTGCCTCCAGCGCTGATGGTTGATAGCGAGGCTGGTTCAACGAACCGTTGCATTTCAAACAATTGCGCATCATTTGGCGGAGTTGCGTCAAATAGTGAAACTGCCCCAACGGTTCCCCCTACAACTACAACTACAACTACTGTTTCCCAAACTAAC